CCCCCTCGGACGCACGCCGAGGTTCCGCAGGTGAGGTTTATGACACTGATTGGATTTCTTGATGAATGACGCATGTGCTGTGTGTGGAAACCCTGTGCCCGGGAATTGCCGTCGCACCTGTGGCAGCCCGCGTTGCGTGCGGACCTACCGCAACACCGCACCAAAGGCGATACGTCGTGTGCCGACGCCGACGCCGCCGCCCGTCAGGAACGCAATCATTCCCGACACACATGGGCGTAACCGGGTCACTCAGTTGTGGAATGACTCGGCGCGGTTGTTCGGGAGTGAGCCGACTTCGCACCGTGTCGCGTGGGTTGCCGAGCGTGCAAACGTGCGGCCAGCGGAAGTCTTGTCAGTCATCAGGGCGGTGGCATAGTGGGTGCTCGCGGTCCGAAGCCAAAGCCCGCCGAACTCCGCAAGTTGGAGGGCACATACAAGCCATCCGAGCACGGGGAGTCGGTCATCATCGGTGGTCGCCCCGACGCACTCCCGGCACCCGACAGGCTCACCGAGCATGAGGCTGATGTGTGGGATGAGGTCGTACCGCCGCTGTTGGCCGTTGGGCTGCTTGACCGGGTTGACACATTCGCCCTTGAAGCGCTTGTGCTGTGCGTGTCCCGGTGGCGCGAGGCCGAAGAATTGCTCAAGGTTGAAGGAATGTTTGTGGAGTCACCGAACGGATACCGCATCGCGCACCCGGGCATTGCCGTCGCGCAAAAAGCACAGGCCGAGTATCGGTCATGGTGCGCGAGGTTCGGCCTTACGCCAAGCGACCGCATCGGCCTCGGGATGGCAGCGGTGCGCTCGCGGTCGCTGAGTCAGGACTTGGCCGAGCGCATCGGACCAAGCCCCCGGGCGAAGGCCAAGGTGAAGGCAAGTGAGTGACCGGCCTGACGAGTGCCCGCGCTGCGGGTGGTCGCCGCAGCCGCACGACCTGTGCGGTGGGTGCGGGTGGGATGTGAATGACAACAACGAGGAGGCGAAGCATGGGCGCTGATGTAAACGCGGTAACGTTGGTTGGCAGGCTGACACGCGACCCGGAAACCCGGGGCAGCGGGAAGGTGCTTGCCATGCGGCTGGCCTTCACAAGCACGCGCAAGGCGGGTAACGATTGGGAGGACGTACCCAATTACGTTGACGTTGTGACGTTCAACGCCGTTGACGCGCTGAGCCGCCTGCTTGAGCGCGGCGATCAGGTGGCCTTGTCGGGTCGCCTGTCGTGGCGCGAGTGGGAGGCCAACGACGGCAGCAAGCGGCAGTCACTTGAGGTCATCGCTGACCGAGTTCAGTTGCTTGCCAAGCCCAAGGGCCGCGAGGCCAGCGCACCGGCAGCCGCCGCGCCTGTCGCCGCGCCCGAGCCTGTCGCCACGCTAGACGACATTCCGTTTTGACCGACCGCATCGCAGAGATACGCGCACGGATAGGTGACGCTGCGCCCATCACGATTCACGGGCCGGAACCGTTGGTCCGTGCGTTTGAGCAGAAAGATGCTGACATTGCGTGGCTGCTCGCTGAGGTTGAGCGGTTGCGGCAACTGACGGACCATGACGAGCATTGGCGGCGTCAGTTCTACGCGCTGCGTAACAGGGTTCGTAAGGCGGGCGTCAGCATTTGACGACCACAGCCCCCCACGACGCTGCGACGTTCCCGAGTCAGGGCGATCACTTCGCGGACTTTTGCCGCACCTACCTGCGCCACACTAAAGGCCGATGGGCTGAGCAGCCTGTCGAACTTGAGCAATACCAACTTGACCTGATGCGCGAAGTGCTGCGCCTTGACCCGGACACCGGGCGGCGCGTGTACCGCACCTGTCTTGTCGGCTTGCCGAGAAAATCAGGCAAGTCAACGCTTGCCGCAGCACTCGGCCTGTACATGCTCACCGCTGACGCGGAGGCCGGTGCCGAGGTCATCATTGCCGCAGGCTCACGCGAACAGGCCAGCATTGTGTTTGACCAAGCGCGTGGTTTCGTGGACGGGTCGCCGTTGCTCGGGGACTTTTGCGACTCCCAACGGTTCGTCATCCTTGGGCCTGATGGCGGAGTAATGAAACGCATTGCGGCTGACGGTCGGTTGCAGCATGGCTTGAATCCGTCAGCGATCATTGCGGACGAGTTGCACGCATGGACGACGCCCCGGCAGGAGGAGTTGTACGCGGCCCTGACCACAGGCAGCCATGCCCGTGAGGAGCCGCTTACGTTCATTATTACGACGGCTGGTTACGACAAGGCCACTGTGCTTGGTCGTCTGTATGACGAAGCCATACGCATGGACAATGTTGAGCGGAGTGACGGCCTGACGATTGCCCGCAGCCCCGCTGCCGGTTTCCTGATGTGGTGGTACGGGTTGCGCGAGGATGAGCCTGCCGATGACGTTGACTTGTGGGCTGCCGCCAACCCGGCGTCGTGGATTACCACCGATGTGCTTGCTCAGCAGGCCGCGTCACCGACGCTGGACGAACTCGCGTTTAGACGCCTTCACTTGAACCAATGGACGAAGGCCCGTGACTCATGGTTTCCTGCGGGTCAGTGGGAATCGCTCAAGACTGACGGCGGAATCCCTGACGGTGCTGATGTGTTCATCGGCGTTGACGTTGGGCTTGTTCACGACACCACGGCTGTGGCCGTTGCGTACAGGCCCGATGACGGACCTGTCGTACTCCGCGCCCGGGTATGGGCTGCGCGTGATGATGCGGTCGCTCATCAGGTGCTACCCGGTGGGCGCGTTGACCTGTCCATCGTGGAGGAACACATACGCGCTATTGCGAGCCGGTTCAACGTCGTTGAGTTGGTGTATGACCCGCGATTTTTTGACCGGTCGGCGGACATGCTTGCCAACGAGGGCATGACGGTCGCGCCTGTTGAACAGGGGTCGCGCCGGATGCTTGAGGCATACGCCCGATTTTATGCAGCCGTGACCGAGGGTAGAGTCACGCACGATGGTGACAAGGTGCTAGCGCAACACGTCGAATCGGTACAGGGTGTGATGACTGAACGAGGTTGGAAAATCAGCCGCCCCCGCAGCCAGCGCATTGACGCCGCAGTTGCGTGCGTTATGGCGCACTATCGTGCCGAGCGGAGCGACCCGGCTGAGTACGTCCTAACGTGGGACGACTGACCGTGCGTGCGCTTGTCATCGGCTGCGGAAGGCAGGGTCAGCGCCACCGCCGCGTGCTGACAAGCATGGGGTTCGCGGTGGATACCATTGACCCCATTGAGCCTGACGCGACGTACTCGGACATGAGCGCGGCGGCGGGCAACGACTACGACGCCGTTGCGGTGGCCGTCCCCATCCGACTGCTAGCCCGTGTTGCCATTGACGCCATGTTCGATTTTGAGCCGCCCGTCATTATGGTTGAGAAGCCACTTGGTGCCAGCGTCACCGAGGTCGTGCAGTTGGACAAGGCTGCGGAGTCCACCGGCACACTTGTCGTCCCCGGGTACACCGAGCGGTACAACCCTGCGGTCATGCAGTTCGCCGCGATGCTTGAGGACGGCGACAGGGCTGACGTGGTGAACATCGCTGCACGCCGCTACTCGCCTGACGGCGGTGCGCCCGACGTTGACCCCATCATTGACCTCGGCGTACATGACATTGACATTGCCATCAGGAACGCACCGGGCGCGGTCGTCCACATTGACGCCGGGTACGCACCACATCGCTCGCGGGTTTTTGTCGCCGTGCATGAGGATGGTGTTTGCACGGTGCTTGACCTTGCCAACCGCATGGTGGACAACGTTGCGGTTGACGGTGCTGAGCCGCTAGTTGCCCTGTGGGAAAACGCGCTTGCGCAGCCGCAGGAATACCGCAGCCTTTCGCATGAGATTGACGTGATGCGCTGCGCGGAGTTCCTTATTGGTGCCGCTGACGCAGAAGTCGTCACCTAGAAAAAGACGGTATTTGCGGGCAAGTCGGAGGCGTTTATACGACGATCGCCCCACAGCGGTGCGCGAGGGTGTATAACTCACTCCACAAGGAACGACGGCACGGAGGCCGACAATGCGCACCGCACACACCATCAAGATCGCTTACACCGCCGCCGACATGCTCGGCAAGGCTGACGACCTTCACCTGTACGAGTCGGACGGACTGCTTGAGGTTGAGAAGGACGACCCGACCGGGGACAACTCAAGCGAGTGGGCCATCTACGTGCGCACCAACGCCCGCCGTCAGGTCGCCCGCGTGTACATCGCCCGCACGGGCGAGGAGTGGGCCATTAGCGCCGATGAGGCCGAGTACTACATCATGGGCATCAAGTCGCCGGTTCGTCCCTAAACCAACTACAGCCACGGAGGGCTGACCAATGAACATGACCACTGACAATTACGGAGTCCGCGAGTCCAACGGCATTGACTCGGTGCCCGCCAACATTCGCAACGCCGAGCGCGAGCAGTCCGTTGACGTGACGGACCCGCGCCTTGCCCGGGTTGACCGGCTGCGGCTCATCACTGACCCGGGGTTCCCGTGGTGGGACGTGTCATACGCATGGGGCACGCTCAAGGATGGCACCGCCGTGCGCGTTGCCTTTCCTGAGTTCTCACCCACCCGGGGCAAGGGGCAGCCGAGCGTGACCCGTCAGTTGGTGGAGTACTGCCGTGAGCGAGGCGTGTACGCAAAGGGCCTCGGCCTGCTTGACCCGGAGGTGCTTTCACTCCTCGTCTAAACGCCGACCGCCTTGCACGCGCTCACGGGCGTGTGTATAGTCGTTTCCACCAAGTCACCTACAGCCACGGAGGGCTGACCAATGAGCAAGTACATCACCGACAATCAGCAGCAGTACTACAACACCATTATCCGTATCTACCGCACCGACCGCCTTGCCGAGCAGCCCCGTGGGCTGTACCCCACTGACGAGCAAATGCAGTACGTCGCCCGGTTCGTCGGCCTGCTGTCGCGCGGCACTCGCATCCGAGCCGCCGCCATCGGGTAGCCGCAACCGACATAAGCAGGACCGGGGGGCGCTACTAGCGCCCTCCGTCGTATGCGGCGGCTACAGTTGCAGGCGTGCGCCCGTTACTCCTCGTCCTCAACCCGCGTGACATACGCGAGTGCGTTGAATCAATCTCCCGGCTGCCCGTGGACAAGGCGTGGCTTCGCTCGTACACCGAGGAGGAACTAAGCCGGGTCATTCCCGAGGTTGTCAGCGATGCCGGTTCATCGTATGACTATTTCCTCATTGTTCCCGATGACTGCGTTGTCAGCCCCGGGGCACTCGCGGCGGTGATGGCGCAGGCCGAGGCATACCCTGTCGTCAGCGGGTTTACACGGCTTGACGCAACACATCCGATGGTGAACCTGACCACGCGCCCGCTCATCGGTGACGAGCCGGTGCCCGGGGCATATGACTTCTATTCGTATGCCGACGTGATGGCCCACGACGGTCAGGTCATTGACACCGGCTTCGTCGGCTTTGCGCTGACCGGAATGAGCCGCGACCTGTGGCAGCGGTTCCCGTTCCGCGCCCGAGGCTGTGGGTCAACGGCGTGTTGCTCGGACTTTGACCTATCCGTCAGGTTGCGTGACGCCGGTATCCCGATGGTGGCGGCAACAGGCGGGTATGTCGAACACGTCAAAATTACATGGGGAGAACGCGACTGCGGCAAAGACCCGCGCAAGAGGTTGCTCATTGGTGAGCGACCGCAGGAGGTCATTTATGAGGAGGCACGGAGTTGAGAATCATAGGGTTGCTCAGTTGGTATGACGAAGCGCCATCGTGGTTGGCGGCGACGGTAGCGGCAGCCGCGCCGATGCTTGACCACTTGGTTGCGGTGGACGGCGCATACGCCCTTTACCCGGACGGGCGTGCGCGGTCCGAGCCGATGCAAGCCGAGGTTGTCCTACGCACTTGTGACGCTGCGGGCATCGGCCTGACGTTGCACCGACCTCAGGAGCGGTGGCACGGCAACGAGACACACAAGCGAACCTATGCGTTTGCACTCGCTAACGCCGAGGCTGAGGCGGGCCGTGATTGGGTCTTTGTCATTGACGGTGACGACGTGGTTACGCGCATCCCGCCCGACCTTCGCCCGAGGCTCAAGGCGACTGAGCGCGATGCCGCCGAGGTCACGCTTTGGGAACGCGAGGCGTGGATTGAAAAGACGCCCGAGGCGTCACAGGGATTGAACCTTCCGCCAATCACTCGGCAGCATCAACGTCGCCTGTACCGGGCTGCCGACGAAATCACGGTTACGGGTTCTCACTTCGTTTACCTTGCCAAGCGGCGCGATGAATACTCGTACTTGTGGGGGCCTAACACATTCCCGCTTGTTGCGGCTGCTGACTTCACTGACATTGAGATTGAGCACCGCAGCAGGCACAGGGACCGTGCTAGGCGGGAAAGCGCCGCTGAGTATTACCGTGTGCGTGATGCCCTCGGAATTGAGCAAACAGGGCAGCGCATGATTGAAACGGTGGACGGTGAAAAGGTGGTCGTTTAGTGCCGGAATTCCGGTGGCCGTGGCAAACAGCCGAGGAGCCTAAGCCCGCACCGCCCGAGCAGCGGGCAGAGTGGGGCAGCAGCGCCATACCCCTTCCGGGTATGGGATACTTCTCGCTGACCGGTCGGACGGTCAACCCGGACACCGCGACCGGGCTGCCCGCCGTGACCGCCGCCATCCGTTTGGTGGCTGAGTCAATCGCGTCCATGCCCATAATCGTTTACAAGGGCACAGGGCCAACCCGAGGACGCGCATACGACTCGGACCAATACCGGCTGTTGCACGATGCGCCTAACGCCTATCAGTCGCCGTTTGATTTCCTTAGCGACATTGCCACTTCTCTTGAGGGCTTCGGCAATGCCTATGTCCAAAAGATCAAGCGCAACGGGCGCGTGGTTGAGTTGGTGCCGCTTGACCCGGAGGCGGTGTACATTCACCGCGACAAGGAAAGCCGTGAGCGCCGTTATGACGTGATGGTTGACGGTCAGCGCGTGACCGACTTGACGCCTTCCGACATTCTCCATATCCGGGGCATGACCATGCGCGGTGGCCTACTCGGAATGTCACCGATACAGGTTCACCGCAACGCGCTCGGCAACGCCATCGCGCTCAATGACTTCGTGAGCCGGTACTTCGCCAACGACGCAAGCCCCGGGCTTGCGATCAAGATTCCGGGGACCGTCACTAGCCAGCAGGCGAAGTCAATCCTTGAGGTGTGGCAGTCCACTCATGGCGGCGTTATGAACTCGCACCGGCCTGCCGTCTTGGCATCGGGCGCTGAATTGGACAAGGTGCCCGTCACGCTTGAGGACGCGCTTGTCATTGAGGCGCAGCAGTTCAGCGTTCGTGAGGTCGCGCGTATTTTCAACGTTCCGCCGTCGCTACTCGGTGCCGATGGTTCCGCCACCGCCGCAAGTGCCGCCGAGGAGGCCGACCGCTTTGTCAGGTTCAGCCTCGGCCCGCGCATCCGTCGTATAGAAATGGCGTTCAGGGCTGACCCCGACTTGTTCGGCGGCACCGACCTGTTTCCTGAGTTCCTTGCTGACTCGTTGCTCAGGCCCGATACCGCCACGCGCTATCAGGCGTACTTGCTCGGGAAGCAGGCAGGTTGGCTGAGCACGAACGAGATTCGTGAACTTGAGAACAGGCCCCCGGTTGACGGTGGCGATCAGGTTCAGATTACGCCTGTTGGGGGTGCTCCCAACGTGAACGGTCAGGGGGGTCTTGAGTAATGCCTTGGCACATTGAGAATGACAACCCTGAATGTTCCGGGTTCGCTGTTGTCAAAGACGACACCGGCGAAGTCGTCGGATGCCACGAGATAGCGGGCGAGGCCGACGATCAACTTACCGCGCTCAACATCGCTGAGGCTGAGCAGGACCGTGCCATTGGTGACGTTGACCTTACGCCTACGGCGGAAATGCGTGACCTTGCTGCCCGTGGCGTTGAGTACCACGAGCAGGGCCTAAGCGGCGACGGCATCGCACCGGCCACGGTTGCCGATGCGCGAGCCATTGCGTCAGGTGATGCGATTAGCCCTGACAAAGTTGTACGCATGAACGCTTGGTTTGCACGCCACCTGCCCGACCTTGATGCACCGCAAAACTCGGACCCCGGCAACGATGATTTCCCCGGACCGGGTGCGGTCGCGTGGTATTTGTGGGCAGGCGACCCGACTGACTCCAAGGCTGCCGGTGTCGCGTGGTCGGCTCGCAAGGTCAGTGAACTTGAGGCCAACGGATACCGCATCGAACAGCGTGAGGACGAGCCGAGCGATTTGCTGGCCCCGCGTCAGCGTGCGATGTACGAGAAGTACGAAGGCATTGCTGAGATTTTCGGACAGTGGAGTCAGGACGCGGGACCGGACGGCGCACACTACATGGGGCCGGATGACAACCCGTTCAAGGCTGATGGACTCAACTGCGCGGCGTGCGTTTTCTTTCAGGGCGGCGGCGCGTGCGAAATCGTCAGCGGCGAGATTCACCCTGACGGCCTGTGCAAGTTGTGGGTCATCCCCGAGGGCGGGGCTGCGCCCTATAGTAATGACGACATGCTTGATGACTCAATTGAAAATAAGCCGCCTGTCATCACCAATGGTGCTGACCCCGAACGGTCGCACTTCCGTGGTGGTGTTGAGTGGCGCGAGTCCGGGGCCGGTAAGCAGTACCGCGTGATTCGCGGTTATGCCGCCGTGTGGAATTCGCGCAGCGAGGACTTGGGCGGATTCGTTGAGGTACTTGAGCCGGGTGCCTTCCGTGAGGCGCTTGGTCCCGAGGCTGACGTTGCCCTCCTATACAACCACGATGATTCCACCATCATGGCCCGTCAGTCGGCGGGCACGCTTGAGTTGGAGGAGGATGAGCGCGGCCTTCGCGTGTGGGCGCGGGTTGACATGAACGACCCTGACGTTGCGCGAGTCGTCGGCAAGATGAACGCTGGCAACGTGAGTCAGATGAGTTTTCGGTTCACCATGAACCCGGGCGGGGATGAGTGGGATACCTCCAACGGCACGCCGCTGCGAACGATTCGCTCAGGCGGAATCAAGCGTTTGTACGAGGTCACCCTTACCCCGTTCCCCGCATACCCGGCGTCGAAGGCGTCGGTGTACGAGCGGGCCATTGAATCCGGTCGCCTTCACAACGAAGGGGCCGTTGCCAACGTCGCACAGGCTGAGCCTGTGGGCGATGACACCCCCGAGCCGCGTGCCAATGGCGCGGGCGAGGATAAGCGTGCCGAGGACTCGGCGCGTTACCGGGCGTCCCTGTGGGCTGCTCGTTTGTCCAAGCACCGTAATAGGAGTGTGAAAAAGTGAGCGACGTTTTTGAGGCTCGCAAGGCGCACGCCGTGGCCATTGACGAGATGGCCGAGGCAGTCGCCGCGCTCAGCACCCCGACCGAGGACGCCGACATTGACGCGCTTGAGGCGCGTTGTGCCGCTGCTGAGGTTGAGGTTGAGCGCCGCAGCAAGATTGTTGAGCGACTTGAGCGCATTGAGGAGGCCCGCGCCGCTGCGCCGGTCCTGACCGACTCGCCCGAGCCGCGCATTGCCGTCACCAAGGATGAGCCGGTTTACCGGCCTGACGCCAAGGTGTCGTTTTTCCGTGACCTCGTTATGGCTCGCAACGACCGTGACGCCGCCGACCGCCTGCACCGTCATCAGCAGCAGGCCGCTGAGTCGCGTGACGTGTCGTCGTCTGGCAACGGCTATGTGCCGCCGGTGTACCTGTCGCAGTACGAGGCTCCGCTTGCACGCCCGGGACGTCCGTTCGCGGACGCGCTCGCAAAGGCTGCCCTCCCCGCAGTTGGGACTTCGTTTACCCTGCCCAAGTTGACCGGTGGCGCAAGTGTCGCCGCGCAGACTGACGGCGGCGGTGTGTCCGAGACTGACCCGACCACCACGACTGTCACTACCTACGTCCGCACCATCGCGGGTCAGGTGGACATGTCGCAGCAGGCCATGGACAGGACTGACCCGTCATTCGACGCGGTTGTGTTCCGCGACCTGCTGAACGCCTATGACGCCGAGTTGGACCGTCAGACGCTTGTTGGTTCGTCGGGCAGCAACGAGCACGTCGGAATTGCGAACGTGTCGTCTATCAACACCGTGACGTACACGTCGTCCACGCCGACTGCGGCTGAGGCGCTGCCGAAGTTGTACGACGCCATTCAGAAGGTTGCTTCGACGCGGTACATGTACCCGACGGCAATCATCATGCACCCCCGCCGCGCCGCCTTTTTCGCTGCGGGCCTCTCAACCTCGTCCCCGCTGTTTCAGCAGGGCGGACTGATGCAGGCTGTGGGTGAGCAGAACGGCGGCGTTGTCGGAACCATCGCGGGCCTTCCCGTCATCATTGACGCGAACCTTCCCGTAACCGGTGGGGCCGGAACGAATCAGGACGACATTTACGTTGTCCACCTGCCTGACCTCGTTCTCATGGAGGGTGCGCTTCAGACTCGTGTGCTTGAGCAGCCGCTTAGCGACACCCTTGAGGTGCGCGTGCAGTTGTTCGGGTACTCAGCATTTGCGTCGGGCCGGTACGAGAAGGGCATTTGTAAGATCAGCGGCACCGGTCTTGTCACCCCGTCGTTTTAGGCAACTCGCCTAAGCACGGACGTAGTATGCGGGGGGGTCACTTCGGTGACTCCCCCGCTTTGTTGAGGAGGCATAAAGTTGAGTGGAATGACTGACGATCAGCGCAAGGCGTATATTGCCGCGCTCATTGAGGAGCGCAACGGCTACCGTGCCGCTGGCCGCGACGACCGGGCTGCCGAGGTTGACGCCGAGTTGGCGCGTTTCGGTGAGCAGGGCGAGGCCCCGGCAGCGCGAGCCGAGAAGCGACCGCGCACCCGTAAGCCCAAGGCCGAAGGTGAGTCGCGCTAGCCGTGGCGCATAACTTTGACTTGACAACGGTTTCGGCGGTACGGGAAACGCTTGAACTCCCGGCAGGTGATACGTCCCGTGACGCGCTCATCGAAACGCTGATTTCGGACATGTCCCGCGCCATCATCCGTGAGGTTGACCGCGAGTTTGCACCGGCTACCGCAAACGCAACGCGACGGTTCAGGCTCGGTGCAAACTCGGTAATGCTTGACCTGTCACCGTATGACTTGCGCTCAGCGACGAGCGTGACGCTGAACCCGGAGTCAGCCAACTCAACTGTGCTGACGGCGACGACTGATTATCAATTGGTCCCGTTACAGCCGCGTGACGGTACATACCTCGGAATTCAGTTCGCGTACAATCAGACAAATTTGCACACGTCCGACACGGCGCGTGACTTCGGTTTCACGCTCGTTGACGTGGCGGGTTCGTGGGGCTTCGCTACTGTTCCCCACGACATTGCGCGGGCGTGCATCATCGCCGTGACCGCGAGCCTGCGCCGTGACCTCACCGAGTTCGCCATTGCCGGGATTGACGAGCCGCAGGCCATCGCGCCCGAGGGACCGGCAACACACGCGGTCCCCGCTGCGAGCCGAAGGCTCATCGCCCCATACAGGCGAACCGGTGGAGTTTTCTAGGTGCCGACCTCAACTGTTCCCGCCGTCATGGACGCGCTATACGATGCGCTCGTTGCGCGTCAGTCGGGTACGCCCGGTGGGCTGAACGGCGTTCGCGTCAACTATGGGCCTGCCCTGCCTGACCCCGGGCGGGAGTCGGTGAACATCCTCGGCGTTGAGGGTGAACAGGCGTGGGCGGGACTTGGCAAGTTGGCGAAGGATGAGGTTTACACGATCAGTGTCCTCGTCATCGTTATACGCGAGGGTCAGCAGACGAAGGATGCGGTTGAGCGTGCCTATGCAATCGCCGCTCAACTTGAGGACGTGGTTGGTGATGACGTGACGCTAGGGAACACATGCCGGGTCGCGGCGGTTGACTCGCCGTTTGACTTGGAGGTCGGCGCATCCGACACCACGCGGAGCGCCCTGCTTACAATAGGCGTGCGCGTTGAAGCGCGAATCTAAACGAGGAGTTAGTTGCCGTGAAGGTTGAGTATTGCGGGCCGCACAAGTCGGTTGAGGTTCCGCTTGGCGACGGTTCAGCGGTGGTCGTCCGTCGCGGTGATGCGGTTGAACTTCCCGACGACGTTGTTGCCGGGTTGGTAGTTCAGTCAACTTGGCGGGAGGCCAAGGGCAAGGCCGATAAGGCCGAGGACGCCCCCGCTGCCAAGGCCCCTGAGAAGGCCGGAAAGGATGGTAAGTAATGGCGATTCGTTCCGGTATTGCCGCTCAGTTGGGCATTGCTGCGGAAACGACGTGGGGCACCTACGTCGCGCCTGACCATTGGTACGAGTTCAACGAGGAGGATTTGTCGCTCAGCATTGAGCCGATTGAGTCCGCTGGCATTCGCTCCAACAACCGCGTGCTTCGCACCGACCGTTGGGCACAGGGCCAGCGCCGCGTTGAGGGAACTGTCACGATGGAAGTTCCGAGCGAGTCGTTTGGCCTCATCGCCAAGCACGCGCTCGGCAGCGCATCAATCAGCACCCCGAGCGGTGCGACTCTTGCGCGGCTTCACCGCCACACGCTTGGCGACCCTTACGGCCTCGGCCTGACGGTGCAGGTTGGACGCCCGGACAACGCCGGGACTGTGCAGCCCTTCACCTATACGGGTGCCAAGGTCAGTGAACTCACTCTTGCCAATTCGGTTGACGAAATCCTTACCGCCGAGATTGGGCTTGTTGCTCAGAACGAAGTGACTTCGCAGTCGCTTGCAACTGCCTCGTACCCGAGCGGCAATCAGGTGTTCAATTGGACGCAGGGCGTCATTAGCCTCGGCGGCAGCACGGTCGGTGTTGTCACGGATTTTGAAGTCACCGTCAACAATGGCCTCAAGGATGACCGTTATTTCCTCGGTGCGTCCACGATGAGTCAGCCCATTATTGCGAACATGACCGAAATTACCGGCACCATGTCGGTGGAGTTCGACGGCCTGACCAACTACAACCGCTTCGTCAACGGCACGACCGCCGAGATTGTTGCGACGTGGACGGCCAGCACCGCCATTGAGTCCAGCACCTTCCCGTATGTCAAGGTGACGCTTGCTAACTGCCGTTTCGATGGCGACACGCCCAACGTCGGCGGACCGGATGTGGTGACTCACGACCTGACGTTCAAGGCCCTGTACGACGGGACCAACGGCCCCATCGTCATTGACCTGATGAGCGACAACACCACTTCGTAGTTATGGCACGCGGCGGACCTAGCCGCTCAGGTTCGGTCACAATCCACGGCATGAAGGCGCTTTACCGCGACCTTCGTGCCGTGGAGAGTGGCCTACCGAACGAACTCAAGCGCGACCTCCGCATTGCGGTAAAGCCGACAATTGACACGGCGAAGGCGCTTGCGCCGTATAGGACGGGTGCGCTTCGTAAGTCCATCCGTGCCTACCCGGCACAGGACGCAATACGCATCCGCGCGACAAAGACCCGTAAGGGGTTCCTGTATCCTGCCGTGTATGAGTACGGAAAGCGCGGCGGTCGTGAGTATGGCCCCCGGGCTTATCTGAACCCGGCGCTTGAGTTGACCGAAAACAATATTGTCAACGAGGTCGCCCGGATGCTGAGCCATTACATGAATCGCTACGACCTGTAGCACGGAGGAACCCCTTGAGCCAGATAGGAACCATCAGCGTCAACGGCAAGGCATACGACCTTGACGACCTTGAGTTGGGCGAACTTGAGTCACTTGAGGATTTTATGGGTGCGCCCATTGGTGAACTGTCTCTTGGCAGCATCAAGGCAACCCTTTTCCTTGTGTACCTCATCAAGCGCCGGGATGACGACAAGTACACGCTTGACGATGCACGCAAGGAAAAGTTCGTCAGCGTCAAGTGGGGCGGCGATGACGAGGATGACAACAGCCCTTTGCCCGTAAGCGCCGACGCGAAGGTGTAAGACCTGACGCAAGGCTCAGGGGCCGTGCGCTGTGGCGACCGGAACACCTTGACCGTTGGGGCGTAAGGCCGTGGGAAATGGAACGCTTTACCCGTGGCGAATTGATCGCACTTGGTGACATGGTGAAGCGGCAAAACCGAGAGGCGAAGCGCAAGCGTGGCTAGGGCACGACGGGTTGAAATTGTCATTGGCGGTGACGCATCCGGGGCAGCCCGGGCGTTTGGTACTGCTAGCGCGTCGGCCCGCCGCTTTGAAGGCAGCGTAAAGCGCACGTCCGCGATTACTACCGCCGCGTTCGCCGCCATGAAAGTTGGGGCTGCGGCGCTCGGCGTTGGCATTGCCGCAGCGGCGGTGTTGGGTACGAAGGAACTCATGGCGGAGGAGAAGGCTGCCGCCGCGATTGCCAACACCCTGAGAAGCACGGGCAATGCCGCAGGCACAACCGCCAAGCACCTCACCGACATGGCGGCTGCGCTACAGGCGCAGACAGGGTTGCAGGATGACGCCATCATGTCCGCATCAAACTTGCTGCTGACGTTCACCAAGATCAGCAACAGCAACCCTGACAAGATGTTCGACAAGGCCGTCATGGCGACGGCTGACCTTTCCGTACAGTTCGGGAAGTCGCTTCCCTCGGCAGCCATCATGGTTGGCAAGGCGTTGAACTCTCCTGTGCAGGGAATTACGGCGCTGAGCCGCGCAGGCATTCAGTTCACGAAGGAACAAAAAGATCAGATAAAAACGCTTGTTGAGTCAGGCCGTGTGCTTGATGCTCAGCGCCTGATTATGGGCGAGTTGCAAACTCAGGTTTCCGGCGCTGCCAAAACTTTTGGTCAGACACGCGCCGGTCAAATAGAGAAGTTGAAGCGCAGTTTTGAGGAAATGACCGAGGAGGTTGCAGCGTCCCTGCTGCCCGCCTTCGACAAAATTGCGCCCGTGCTGACGCAATCGCTCAAGGCCGTCGCTCCTGTACTTGCCAACGTGGCAACCGCCGTGGCCGGGTTGGTGCAGACGTTGTTGAACGACGAAGGCGTCAGGCAGTTTGCGTCAGCCGTAGGCGATGCGCTGACCAAGGCGTTTCAGATGCTTGCCGGTGCGGTCACGGTGGTGGCTCAGGTCATCGGCCCGCTGCTCGGTAGCATCGCCGCCGTTGGTCGGGCGTTTGCTGATTCGGCAATCGGCGTAATGGTGCTGACCGGTGCGCTCGGCGCGTTCGTCGCGGTCAAGGCCGTGGCCTACGCACGTCAGTTGGTTGCCACGATGGCGGGCATGACCGTCGTGCAGGCGCTTGCGCCCGGGTTTATTGCGCTCGGCTCGGCCACTCGCACTACAGCCCTCGGGTTCCGTGGTGTCAGCGCGGCCAGCATGGGTCTTGCCCCGGGACTCACGGCGGCAAGCGCAGGCATTAGCCGGTTTACCGTGGCCGGTGCCGCAGCCCGCACGGGTCTTGCCGCGCTCGGTACAGGGATGCTCGGCATGGTCGGTGGTCCGGTCGGCGCAATCACCATCGGCGTCGGCGCAGTTGCGGCCATCATCGGCGGCGACCTTGTGCGTTCGTTTTTCGGTGGGCAGTCGGCAGCCGATCAGTACGCACAGTCACAGCGCAACGCGGCTGCTGCCACCGACGCGCTCAAGAATTCCACCACCGCGCTCATTGGTGGGCTGGCCGGTGTGGCACAGGCCGAGTCAGCCGAGGTCGCCGCCAAGAATGCGGCAGCGGCGGCGACCCGGGCTAAGAGTGCGGCGCTTGCTCAGTACGGGTCAGGCTCGGCGCAGTACCGGGCGGCAGTCGCCAACGAGAAGCGTGCAAACGTTGACCTTGCCGCTGCTATGTCCAACACCGACGCGGCGCGTACACGCGGCGAGGGCGCGGCCCGCACTCAGATTCAATCGCTCATCAAGACGGGCGACAGTATCCGTGACCTTGCAACCAAGTCGCGGGCCATGGCTGTAACGCCGCCCATCCTCGGTGCGAGCGCAAAGGCGTTTGACAACTACCGCATCGCGGTCGCCACCGCTGACGCCCGGTTCATGCGGACGAACAAGACGGTGCAGGAGCAGCAGCGCAACGCTGGTCGTCTTGCAAGTGAGTTGAAACTACTCGGCCCGGAGTATTCCGCCGCCGCCGCAGCCGCGTCACGGCTTGCCAACGCCAAGACCCCGACTGCCTACAACAAGGCACTTGGTGACTTGACCAAGGCGCTTGGTGGCACCAAGACGGAGGCCGACAAGGCCAGCGGCGAGGTCAATAAAAAGGTCGGCATGATGGGCGCGACCTCAACACAAATGAGCAAGGTGGAGGCTGAGGTTGGTGTCAGCCTTGACAACATCATCGCCAAGGTTGAGGCCAAGGTTGCTGAGGCCAATGACAAGTTGCGTAAGATCGGCGACCGGTCATCGCCTGTCGTAGCCGACACCGTTGCCGCCAACCTCAAGGGTGTCGGCGGTGCGCTTGATTCGGAAATGACCGGCATACTTGCGCTTGCAACCGAGGGCGTCAAGCGCATCAACGCTAAGTTGGCGACGACCGGCACACCGCTTGAGTCGGCCAAGGCAACGCTTGGTTCGGCCCCGATGCAAACAGGACTCAGGGACAGCATCAGTCAGGCCCGGGGTCAGGGCATCGCCGTTGGCGGTGAGTACGACGCAACGGCCAATGCACTTGCTAGCGAGGTCGGACAAACACAGCGTTTGTACGATTCATACAACAGGCTCAAGCAGGCGCGTGCCGCGCTCAATCAAGAGAACAGCAAGGCCAATCAGCAGGCCGTGAGGAACGCGCTTGCTGACGTGCGCGAGACTGCTACCGCCGCAGGTGTCAGGGCCAAGGTCAATGACCTCAAGGGTGCGAAGGCTGCGCTCACTCAGCAGACTAAGCAAATGGCCGGGACTCAGGCTGTTGCCCGTATGCGAGCACAGGCGCTACAGGAGGCAATACGTCAGCAGGAAGTTGCCACTCAGGCAGCACAGGCCGCGTTTGCCAAGTACCGCGATCAGGTCATGCAGGCGACGGACGCGAAGTACAACGACTCGTTCCGCCGCATAGGCGACACCATCGAACTCATCCCGGGCAAGTTCACGGAACTGAACCGTGAACTTGACAACAACCTCAAGGCCATTGAGGCAACACGCGCCGCGCTGACTCCCGCTGAGCAGGCGCTAAAGAATCTTGAAAACTCTGTTGCGTCCGATGACCTTGCCAAAAAGGTGGCAGACGCACAGGCCAAGTTGGCGGAGGCGCAGCGCATAGGCGACCCCCGGGCAATCGCGGACGCACAGGCTGAACTTGGCGCGGCTGAGCGTGACACGAGGTTGGCCGAACTGCGGGCGACCGCCGAGACTGAGCGTGCTGAGCGCGACCGCATTGCCGCCGATGCCGTCACCGCCGAGCAGTTGCGCGGCGAGGCCCGACGCCTTGAGTTGGATGCGCAGCGCGAGGCCGAGCGCAAGGCAACCGAGGATAACCTTGCCGTGCTTGAGGCGCAGTTGCAGCGAGTCCCCGCGATTCTTGCGGGAGCCAAGGCACCGGCTGAGAACGAACTTGCATCCATCGTGCGGACCTTTGGCAAGTTCGGGGACAAGGCCGGTGACAACTACATCAAGTATCTCGCCAAGTCACTTGGCGACATGGACACGGCTATTGCCAAGACCATTGCGACCAAGGTTCAGCCGTACTTGAAGTTGGGCAGCCCTGCGAAAAAGGGTCCGCTTTCCAACTTGGACAAGTGGTTTGTGCCGTTTACTGACACGCTTATGTCAGGTGTTGATACCGCTTCGCTTGCGCGTTCATCATCGGCTATCGCAGGAACAACAATGCCGATGGGCGGCGGCGGAATTGGCATGGGCACCACCGTCGTTGTCAACGTGTCAGGCAACGAGTTCGATGCGCGTGAGTTCGCCCGTAAACTTGAGCCTGAACTTGCTCGCATCGTGAGCGCGAACTTCTAAGGGGTGTAAACACATGCCGTGGACTAATCCACAAACATTCACCGCAGGGCAAACGCTTACTTCCGCGAGCATGAACATCATCAGCGCAAACGCTCGCATGGGTCTTCCGGTGTACGCAAGCACCGCTGCGCGTGATGCTGCAATCACCGCGCCCGAGGATGGCATTACCGTTTACATTGGCAGCAACGATGCAAGTGAGGGCCTTTATACCTACAACGGCACGTCGTGGCGCAGGGGTCCGGGTTGGAATGCGCCATGGGGATACATCGGCTATGCCGCCCGCACGTCGAATGTCACCGTGAATACAGGCACGTCAGACATAACCGACTGCGCAGTTACGTTCACCGCTGTGGCAAATCGCTATTATCGCATCATCGGTCACACGCTGATGAACAGCAATCACGGCGTATCGCAGGACGTTGACTTTCGCATCGCCGTGGACGGGACCGCTGCGCGACTCATTCCGAACACGTTGTTTGGTAACCCGGGTCCGGGTGATCGCATGTCGTTTGACTTGACATTCATCACGACGCTTACGGCTGGTTCGCGCACCGTCAAGTTGCAAGGGTCATTTTCGGGCGGCGCAAGCAACACCTTCGACGCCAACACCAATGACCCGTCGTTCATTCTCATTGAGGACATTGGGCCGTCAGGTGCCCCCTCCTGATGAACACCACCGACGCCAACAGCGATTGCGTCGGGTGGTAGGTAATTGCCCGCCCCCGTCATCACCGTAGAAGTCGGATGGACTGACACCCCCGGCAACATTTTTGCGCTGGACTCGTCGGCGCTTGACAGTTTTGACCAACTTGACGGCCTCGGCGTCGGTGACTTCTCGGGGCCGTATGACAACGTGACCGCCGACGTTGGCGCTGACTCGCTACGCATCAGGCGCGGGCGCTCGGACACGCTCGCAACCATGCAGGCCGGAACGTGTGAGTTCACGCTTGAGCGCCCGAGTGACCCGGACTTTTACAACCCGAACTCGCTGACCTCACCAATTGCGTTTGAAGATCCGGGCTTCGCGCCCATGCGCCCCGTGCGCGTCATAGCGACCTACGGCGGGACTGACTACCCGTTGTTTTTCGGGTTCCTCCGCACGATGGATTGGGACTCGGATTCACGCATTGCCAAGGTGCAGGCTGTTGACCTGTTCCTATGGCTGAGCCGCACCAACCCGACCGTTCGCATTGTTGACGCACAGGCAGCGGGCGTGGTGAACACGGGTGATGCTGTGGGCTTCGTGCTTGATAAAGCCCTATGGACGGACCCGGCGCGGCGCAGCCTCGCGGACGGCGACAGCGTTGACCCGTCAGCGGCAAACTTCTCCTACCCGGACGGAAGCAACACGGCACTCAGCATCATTGAGGATTTGCTTGCCGGTGAGCGCGGCACGGCCTTCGCCAATGCCTCGGGCACGTTCGTGTACAGGGACCGCAACGCCCGGGCGGAAACGTCCACCATCACCGCCACGTTCAACGCGACACAGCAGTTGAACGTTGGGTCGTCGCTTGACCTTGACCGCATAGTCAACCGCGTGCGAGTCACGCGCACGGGCGGCACTCAGGTTGAGGAGGGCGATGCAACTTCTCAAAGCCGCTACGGCATCAATGACTACACGTTGGATAACAGGTACATCCCGTCATACAGCGCGAGTCAAAACCTTGCCAAGTGGCTCATTCGTCGCCTTGCCACTCCTCAGCCTCCTGTTGAGGTCACGCTTGAGAACGACAACGCGGGCACGCTTGTCACGCAACTCAGCATTGAACTTGGCGACCGTGTTGAGGCCCCCATTGAGTTCGACGCAATGGTGTTCGGTGACGGTCGGTTCGGCAGCGCCCTGTTCGGCGGCGACCTCGGGCAGTACCACGTTGAGCAAGTCGAACATCAGGTCAGGGGCGGTGGGCTTTACCTCAGCACTAAACTCATCCTGTCTGCTCGCGGTGCAGACGGCGAGCAGTTGATTTTTGGCGAAGCCGTCTTTGACGACGTAAACACCGGCACATTCGGTTACTAGGAGTTAGCGCATGGCGTGGGTTACACCATCGAACCGCTCAACAGGTGACGTGCTCACGGCGAGCATTTGGAATCAAGACGTTGTAGCCAACGCAACTGAATTGGCGTCGTTTTTTAGCGGTTGGACTTCGTTTGCACCAACATGGACGAACTTGACCATTGGCAACGGAACGACCGCGAGTTACTACGTCAAGATTGGCCGACTTGTTATCTACTCTGGGTTCATTACTTGGGGGTCAACAACTTCCGCTACGGCTACAAGCACATTGGTGTCAATACCTTTTACCGCTGCAACTAGAACCGGTATGGAATGGCAGGGTTCGGCGCGTATTTCCGACGCAGGAACGCGGGGATACCCGGGGGAGTGCGGTATTTCAAGCGCCGCAACTACGATGAGTTTTCATCACCCGGAGTCAGGTAACTTTGGGTCAATCAATAGCACTAACCCGATGACGTGGACAACGAATGACTCGGTTTATTGGACAATCATGTATGAGGCCGCATCCTAATGCCGTGGCCCGGGTACAACGGCGAGCAGGGTAACGACGTTTACTAACCGTGGCCGCATCAGTCCCGATTACCGACCCCGC